TTAGTTGTTTTTACGTACTTATTTTGTTATAATTAAACTAAATAAACAAAAGAAATGAGATCAAAGTTTTGGACTATTCATTGATTAATAATCTGGTAAATGAGTTGCCAGAAAATAAAAAAGAAAATATATTGAATGCCATTAAAAGCAGAGTTGATGATGGAGAATTTTATGAAGAAACTCATTTGCATTCAAAAGAGCAATTTGAGGCAGATAACCCGCCAAAAGAAGTAGTAAAAGTCTTAAAAAATCAAAAAAGAAAGGCTATTTTTTTGACACAAAATGGCGTAGCAGCCATGACTTGGGATTTCGCTTCAATTGCTAAAGAAAATGATATGAAGTTTATTCCAGGAGTGCAAACTGACTATCAAAAAAAAGTTATTAAAGAAAAGAATGGCCTTAGCAAAATTGATAAGAAGTTCCCTTTTTCTAACATTGTTTTGCACGCTTTAAACGATCAAGGTTGGAAAGCTATCGGTATGGCTGTTTCTGATTCTCAAACAAAGGATGGACGTTCTTTGATGTCAGAAGAAATCTTGAAAAAATATTTTGGAGAGGGTTCAATTGGACATAAAAATGTAGTAGCAACTACCTCATCAATTAATGGGCCTATTTCCATTATTTTTCAAGAAAATGAAATTGCTAAACGAAAAGTAGAAGGAATTTTAAAAGAAAGAAATAAAAAAACTGGAGGAGAGATTCCTCAATCTTACATTGACAAATTAACAAATAAGATTCAAGAGCTGAATGAAGAAAATTCACAAAAAAAAGAGGAAATTAAAAAACAAAAGAAACTAGCTAACACAAAATTTACAAAAAAAGATAAAGCTGGAGAGGCGCTCTTAAAGGAATACGGGGCAGATTCTGAAACGTATACTAATTTTAGTAACCAACTAGAGAAAGAAAAACTTGAAGCTTCTCAAGCTGGTTTAGTCGCTGAACAGTTAAAAGAGGAGTCTTCAAGGTTAACAAAGCGTATTTCGGCTCTAAATAAAGAACTAAAAGCTTATTTAGATATTATCGAAAAAAACGGAGTCTATTCAGAAGAAGTAGAAGAAGTAATGGCTAACGTATCTAGTGATGAAGTCCTAGAAAAGAAAGCAAAAAAAGAGCTAAATAAGTTTAATTCTATTTTTGGAAATGGCTACTTTTACGTTGAAATCCAAAACCATGGTTCTGCTTTGCAACAGCGGATTTTCCCTAAGATCGTTTCGTTAGCAAGAGAAAATAGCATTCCTATTATTGCGTCAAATGATGTTCACCTTTTAAATAACTCTGAAAGCGAAATGCTCAAATGGCAAATTTTGAAATCAACAAAAGATCCGAACAATCCTAAATGGTTCGAGTTAACACCTGCCGAAAAAGAGATGTTCTTTAAGTCAAATGACGAAATGAAAGAATCTCTTAAAAACTTATATCCTGAAGATGTTGTTGAAGAATCGTTGCTCAATACTTTATTTTTAACAGAACTATCTGATGTGAAGTTTGAAAAAGAAAATCACCATCCGAAATTTGTGGACGATACAGGTAGAAATTCTAATGAGATTTTCATGGATTTAATTGAAGAGGGAATAAAGAAACGTTTCCCTGAAGGACTTGATGAAGCACATCAAAAGAGATTAGACCATGAAGTCCATATTATGAAAACAATGGGGTAAACTAGCAGTTTACACGAATGTCGAAAACTTAGTAAATTTTTCATAGTTTTCTACATTTTATGTAACAATGACAATTAGAAAGCCCTGCACATCCTGCAAGGGGTGTGTATCCTTACAAAAGTTAAACCGAGGAAATACCTTAAAGCCTGTTTGCCACAACGTAGGATGAAAATCCAAGCGTGAGGGTAGCGAAAGCAGAAAGAAGAAACAGGATATTGATACAGCCTAGTAGCTAACACAATAGTGAAGGGTTGTAAAGCTGAAATAAAAGCTAATGAGTAGCTAGTAATAAAAATAGTGACTACTAGAAAACGTTAGTGCTAAGTCAATATAAACAAGGGTAAGTTTCGGTAGGAATGTCCTAAGTCTCAAAAAGAGATATGGATAACCTCTAACGACTATCTCCTGATGGGAGAGTAAAGCCACAAGTCAATGGTGGAAGAAAAATATTTGGTCTGAGCACTCATAAAAGTTGTGTTAGAGTGGTTCAGATTGACATATAGTCTGCGCACGTTCTGTAATGGAAGTGTCTAGGAATGGACCTAGCTGTTAAGAGTTGCGTCTTAACGGAAACTGTCAAAAGTACGAAATGTTCTTTGAAAACTGAATAACATGATTAAAAGTATGTTGCATACTATTACACAATATGGTATAATTGTTTTATCAACAAATAAAGGAGATAAAACGATGGCAGGAAGGCCTAAAACCAAAAGAGGGATGAAGGTACACACAGCTTTTAAAATCTACCCAGATGATAAAGCTAGAGCACAGGCTATGGCGGACAAATTGGAACTAAGTTTGTCAGCCTACATCAACAAGGCTGTTCTTGAAAAGGTAGAGCGCGATGAGAAGTCAGAAGCTTAGATTGAAACTAACCAAAGAACAAGAGCGTCTTGCATGGTGGTATAGCAAGGTTTCGCGGAACTTCTGGAATCTCTTAGTGAATATTGATAAGCGCAACAATAAAGGTGAGTTTGATGAAATTTTGAGTCAAAAAGGAAATAAGACCTATCACTCAAATTTCTACGATAGAGAGGTATATAAGCTCAATGAATCTGATTATCGCAAGCTTGCCAAAATTGTTGTCGCTAAGAACTACGATGAGGGTCAAGAGCAGTGGTCTTGGTACTACCAACCCAATCAATCCTTTATTTATACTTTTCTTTCGAGAGAACTGGTTAAAATCAGAAGACAAAATAAAGGAAAATTGAACTTTCGTTCTATTAATAAAATCCAACCCAATTTCAATATTCGTTGTGATGTCTCTGCTAATAAGAAACGTCCGAGTCGTATCTATCTGAAAGAGAACGGAAAACTTCAAATCCCAACTCTTGGGGATGTGAAATATGGTTCTGTTCGAGAGAATTTCAATCTATCTTCTAAGAAACAAGTGGCGAACGTCTCCTTTGACGGAAAATACTGGTACTTATCCTATACTGAGGATGTCGAACCTCAAGTAGTGGCTTTGCCAGAATATACCGATGGTGTTGGAATTGATTTAGGGATCAAGACGCTTGCGACGGTTTCTGATGGAATAACTGTACCAAATATCAAGACTTTCAGGCGAGTGCGCATCTTGAATAAACGCTTAAAGCGACTCCAACGCAAGGTCTCTCGCAAGTACCTAATTAACAAATGTAACAAACACAATAAAACAAAAAATATCATGAAGCTAGAAAGACAAATCAAATTGATACATCGTTCTCTAAGGAACATCCGTATCAATCATATTCGGAAATTTGTCTCAGAGCTGGTTAAAAAACAACCAGAATATATCGCAATTGAGGATTTGAATGTAAAAGGAATGATGAAGAATAAATATCTGGCAAAAGATATTGCCAATTGTTCTTTTTACACTATCAGAGAACAGCTTATCAGAAAGGCAAAGGGACGGTTGATCGCCATTCGCTTGGTGGAACGTTTTTACCCATCCAGTAAGACTTGTTCAGCTTGTGGCCATTACAAAAAAGATTTAAAGCTCAGTCAACGAGTTTATCATTGTAATCATTGCCAAGAAAAGATAGATAGAGATTTCAACGCCTCCTTGAATCTTGCGAAAACCGACAGATATGTTTTAGCTTAATGAATTTGTTTTATTGCCTTTGAAAACTAGAGGAAAGTAGTTTTAGTGGTAGGTCAGCCGTGAAGCCGAACCACTTAAATAGATACGCCCTGAAAAGTATGAGTATATCAAACAAAGAGTAGCTTCGGCAAAATTTGGCTCAAGATGGGAAGGTTAATCGTGTTATTCAGTTTTTAATTTTCGCACTTTTGACTTACGGTATGTTGATTACCATTTGGTTGTTAATGATTTCAACCAATATGCTTCAGAATATGATGCAATTCCATTCGACAAAATTCCAGAAGCTCCTTTAGCGAGAAACGAGTTGCTTTCATGGAAGAAAGAAAACGGCTATGAAGTTCCCGTTGGCCTTACAAATGGTACTGGACGTGGTTCTGCAGTAGGTTCATTAGTTTGTGATTTGTTGGGTATTACTCACTTAGACCCAATGAAATATGAATTGCTGTTTGAACGTTTCTTGAATCCAGAACGTGTCTCTATGCCTGATATTGACTCTGATATTAGTAGAACGGTTCGTCCAATCGTCATTGAGTATGTTAAACAAAAATACGGAGAAGACTGTGTGGCGGGTATTATGACCCAAAACTCACAAGCTCCAAAAGGTGCGATTAGGATTGCTGCTAAATCTTATGGATTGTACCTTCATCGGCACGATTATAAAGACAACGGAGCAAAGAAATTCCTTTCTTTAGGTGATAGTATTGCGAAAATGGTTCCTGAAGCTCCTGGTACTTCATTCGATTCTGCAATGACAGACGCGTCTTCTGATAAGACGGTGTATCAGTATCTTTTGGAAGCTTTTGCTTCTAATCCAGATGCAATCAAAATTATTGAATGGGCAAAAAATATTGAAGGTGTCTTCACTGCATACGGTTCTCATGCCGCGGGTATTGTTATTACAGATGGTACTCCTGTATCAGAAATTGTACCTTTGCGTTGGAATGATAAGTTAAGCTTATATACAACGCAATGTGATATGGTTGTAGCAGAAGAAATCGGAATGTTGAAGTTTGATATGCTTGGACTGAAGACGGTTGATATTATCAATGATACTCTTTGGGAAATGTATAAGTCAGGCGTTGTAATGGATACAAATAAACTTCCTTTAGATGATGAAGATGTCTATAGAGAAATCTTCGCAAAAGGGAAGACTGATTCTGTTTTCCAATTTGAAAGTAATGGAATGAAACAGATGCTGAAGCAATTCAAACCAGAAAACTTTGAAGATTTGATTATCTTGGTATCCATGTTCCGTCCAGGTCCATTACAATATTTGGGTGATGTGATTGATGTAAAGCATGGACGAAAACCATTAACATTCTTAACTCCAGAGTTAGAACCTATTCTTGGAGCAACGTATGGAGCTATCACCTATCAAGAACAGGTAATGCAGATTTTCCAACAATTAGCAGGCTATACTCTCGGTGGAGCGGACTTAGTTCGACGATTTATGTCTAAGAAAAAAGCCGATAAGCTTGCTAAAGAAAGAGAAGCTTTCATTTTTGGGGATGAATCTCGAAATATCCCTGGATGTGTAAATAACGGAATTGATAAAGATGCTGCTGCTAAGCTATTTGACCAAATGACCGACTTTGCGAAATACGCCTTCAATAAATCTCATGCTGCTGCTTATGCATATAATGCTTACATTACTGGATATTTGAAATATCATTATCCTGCAGAGTTTATGATGGCTGCTATGAGGTGGGCAGAAAAAACAGGAAGCCATGATCCACTCCCTGGTCTTATTATTGAGTCTCGTTCTTTAGGTGTAGAAGTATTACCGCCAGATATTAATCATTCAGGTGTAAACTTCAATGTAGAAAATGGTAAAATTTTGTTTGGTCTAGGTTCGGTTGCTGCTGTAGCAAGCTATGCAAATGAAATTGTTGAAGAACGTAAAAATGGTAAATATGTAGACTTTTTTGACTACTTCAAGAGAACAAGAGCTAAAAAAGACTCTACAAAAAATTTGATTTCTGCTGGGGCCTTTGATGCTTTCCATACAAACAGAAAAGCTATGTTAGAGATTGTAGAGGACGCACAAAAATTAGCTAAAAAAATCAAAGAAAAGAAACGTTCTTTAGAAATAGTTAAAGCTATGCTACCGTACATCAATGACTTACATACAGAGCAAGAATTGGCAGACCGACAACGGGAATTAGGGTATCCTGTTGAAATTAAAAAATCAACAACTGCTGAAAAATTAAGCCAAAAAATCCATACTCTAGGCAATAAAATAGCAGAATTGGAATCTGAGTTTGCTTCTATTAAATTTTCTACTAGTATCAAAGAGGACTTTGATGAACGATTGAATGCTGAGCGAAAATTTATCGGAGCATACATTACAGCTCACCCATTAGATGGTTACGAAAGTGGAAAATCTTTAGGAATTGAACCAATTAGCACAATGACTGAAGATACTACAGTTATTTACGGTTTAATCTCTTCTGTTGATATTAGAAAGAAAAAATCAGATGGAAAACCAATGGCATTTCTAACAGTGGAAGATGAATTAGGTTCAGTAAAAGTAAATGTCTTTTCAAATGTGTATCCTCACTATCAGAATATTATTAAAGTGGGTGCAGTGGTAACTGTAAAAGGGACAACAAAAATCTCAGAAACTGATGACGAAGGAAATGTTGTCTACGAATTTAATGCAAAAGAACTGACTCTTTCAAAGAAAAAAGAAAGAGGTTTAATGGCAAATGTCGATTCTATCATTTTATTTCACCTAGATGATGAAGAAGAATTTAGGAAGAAATACGAATCTCCTGTGGGAGTACCTTTGTATGTCTATGATAAAACTTTATCTGAGCTAAGATTAATGAATTATAAAGTGTCTTCAGAAGCTTCAAAAGAAGATTTTATCGTTGAATTATAAAAAAGAGAGCTATATGCTCTTTTTTTTAGAGTTTTTTTAGCAAAATTTGCAGTTTTTTTTACTTTTTAAGGCATACTATTATTATCAGATATTTTTTCGAATGATTTGACGAGTAAGAAAATAAAAACGAAAGGTTAGTTGTGATAAATGAAACTTGGAAAAGTTAAATGGTTTAATCGAAAAAAAGGTTATGGTTTCATTGCTGGCGAAGATGGAGAAGATTACTTTGTCCATATAAAAGATATTGTAATGGATGGAAATCATTCTCTGCGTTCAGGAGAAAATGTGAATTTTGAATTTATAGAAGGGGACGAAGCTGCTGGAGAAGTGAGAAAAGCACTGAATGTCTCTAGTTTAGATGTGTAGTTTTAGACTCTAGGCTTCATGAAATTTGTAAGAAAGGTAAAAGTTATTAAATGGCTAGAGAAAATAATGTCAGACTTCGAGGCATTGTATTAAAAAACCCTATGATCGTTACTAGGGGAGATGTTCAAGTCGCAACTGTTATTTTAAAAGTAATAAGACCTGACAGGGCTGCTGGTGATAATAGCGGTTTTGCTCACTCTGCAGATGTTAGAATTATGTCTCAAGATCCTGAAATTGTTTCAGAAATTGCAACTTGGCACGAAAATGACATTGCAGATGTAAAAGGTTTCTTATCTTCAAAACAAGTTAATAAGGCTTCTTTTTGCCCAACTTGTCATACAAAGAATGTAAGAAAAGGGTCTCTCGTTTTTGTTATTGCTAATTACGTTGAGAAATTAGGTTCAGTAGAGGATAAAGGAGAATTACCTTATCTTCTGAAGAAACGAGAAATTTCAAATACAATTCATGTGTTTGGTAATTTGCTTCAAAACCCTAAAATGCTAACAACGTTTGCTGGGCTAGACTTCACTCAATATCAAATTGCAGTCAACAGGAAATATAGAGTAAAAGAGGATGATCCTAAAATTAAGACGGATTATCCTTGGGTAAAATCATACGGGGATCAAGCTAGAATTGACCGTTTCCGCCTGCAAAAAGGTGCTGAAGTTTATATTGATGGCTGTCTTCAAAATAGAACTGTTAATCGAAAAGCATTTTGCGGACAGCTTTATGACTTAGAAGAAGGGTATATGACTACTCCAGATGGTCTTCCAGTTATTCAGAAAGACGATAATGGGAAACCTATGGGCTGTGGAACGGAGTATTATTGGCATGATCAAGTGTTAGAAATCGTTCCATTTGCGGTTGAGTATGTATCTGGGTATCTAACAGAAGAAGAAGCTGAAAGAAAACAAAAACTTCGTCAATTACAACATGAAAAAGACGGTGGAACTAATCCATTCTTTAATCGTACATTGTATGATACATTCACTCCTGAAGACGAAGAACATGGAATGGATCCATTAGACCAAGATGCTGTAGAAGAATAAAGTAAACGAAGCAAAGCACAGAACTGTTCTTTTCGGCTGTAAATGTGCTTTGCATTTTTTGAAAGGAATTTTAAATGATTAACTTTTTTGAAAAACTCCCTTTGAATTCTTTTGAAAACTTGATGGATTCAGTCTTTAAAAAACAAGAAAAATCTCAAATCCCAGAATTAGAGAAAGTTCTTGAATCTATCAATAAGCCTTCGGATATTTTAAAGAATCTAACTTTACCAGATGATTTAACTAAAAGTATTTATCAGACAAACGAAAAAGGTAGAATTGTCTTTCCAAAAGTTGAGAGAAAGAAAAAATGGTGGGATTTTAAAAGGAACAAACAAGAGCCTAAAGAACATATGGGATATGTTGGGGATCAAACCAGTGCTTATCACAAAGAAAATTTAAAGCAACAAGCTTCTTTAATGGTAAAAAAGGCTGAAAAAGCGATTGGAAAAAGCCATGATTTGGATGCTCTTCAATTAACCGCATTATTTGCTAATATCGGTAGGAAATACACCGCTAAAACGAGTGATATTGAAAAGTTCGCTAATGACGATTTGTATATCATTGGTAGTGACGTTACTGGACAAGTTATGTTCCCTGGGCAAGAAAAGTTATCTGCTTATTTAGCTGCACGTTATTTTAAACAATACGGCTTAGATGAAGAGTTTTCAAAACCTTATATTGCTGCAATTTATCATCAACCAGCTGAAATGAAGGGAAAAGATGAAAAACAGGCTGAAGAAGAAATAATAAATGTTCCAGAGCATCTGGAAAAGTTATATGGAGATGAAGCTTGTAATGTATATTTATCTTTGTCTGCAATCAACAAAGGCGTGCTTAATTACAGAGATTTAGCAAACTTTCAAGTGGATATTTCTGCAGGAGAAAAAATAGTTCGTGAAGAACTTGATCCGTTTGTTACAAATATTGTGTCAAGAAAACCTAGAAATGTTGCTGAGATAGACAAGAAGTTTTTCGCCTCTAGTCAATTCGATGAGTTCGAAAAAGATGCAAGAGAAGAACAATTGCGAGAACAAAGAAAAAATCAGGAAGAAAATCAAAGAAGAATTAACCAGCAAACTTATGAAGAGATTATTGAAGGTGAACGAATTATGGTTGAAGAACAACGTCAACTTGAACGGGAAACTTTTAATAAAATCGCAAATCTTGATACAGTCTTGTCAATGGCGACTTTACAAGCTATGACAGAAAAAGAAGAACGTAAAAAACGCCAACAAGAACTTGCTTCGGTTGAGCAAGATTTTATCGATCTTGACGGAGATGGAATCGATGACCGCTTAGAGGGTAATGATTTAGACATTAGTTTGTAGGAGAAGAAGATGCAAAAGAAAGATTTTGGAGAAGTAAAAAAGGCTTTGAAGCCAAAAAATGGGAATGTCCAAGAAATTTGGGCGACTTATGTTAATGTAGAAAAAACAACTTTGTTTTCTTCGAAGAAAAAGGTTTTTTCATTATCGGAAGATGAACAATTGGTCTATAGCAACCTTTTTTCTAAAGTGCTTTCAGGAAAAGCTGAAAAGAATTTATTTGAACTAGATTTATCAGAAGACAACTCACGTTCGTTTTATAGTATTAGTGAAAAACATGATGAAGGAGCAATCGAAAAGGTTGTTGAAGATATTATTGAAAGCTACAAGAGCAAAGAAAGTTTTGCGGTTCTAATTGCTTTGGGTAGTTATGCAATTCCTTCTTATGCTTCCGATGGAGCAAAACTTGAAGGTAGTGATGGCAACTACAATTTTATGATCTGTGCAGTATGCCCAACTAAATTAGCAAAGCCTTCAGTCGTTTATCACCATAATAAAGACTTTTTTGAAGGCTCTAAGAGAGATTATGTTCTTCAGAATCCTGATATTGGCTTTTTGTATCCAACGTTCGAACACCGTGAACCAAACGCAAATAGATTACTTTATTTTGCTAAAAAAGACCTGTATCCAACTGTTTTAGAAAAGGTTTTAGGTAATGATATTCCATTGACTAGCGAAGACTATTTGGCAGACTTCTCGGAAAAAGTGGAAGAGTCATTTGGCGGAAACGTTGATGTTGAAACGCTTTATAATATTAATACTTCGCTAGAAGAAAAAATGGTTACAAAACAATATCAGGAAGAAGACTTAGTTTTAGACGAGGCTGATATTAATGATGTTCTTGTAAAAAACGGAGGAAAGAAAGTTGAATTTGATGGTCAAATCAACCCTAGTTCACTTGTATCTAATAAATTTAAATTAGAGAAAGACAAGGATATTGTTATTAATGCCTCTTCAGATGGTATGAAAGAAATTAAACAAGAGACAATTAACGGAAGAAGTTATTTGTTAATTCCTGTAGAGGATATGACACTTAATGGGGTTAAATTAAGTTGAATTCTTTCATAACGTTATGTTATAATGGATATAGTCAAAACAGAAAGGATGGGAAATGAAAGCTTCAAAAGAGCTTATTGCAGCTAACAGGCGATATAACGAAGCAAATTATGATCGTATTACCGTCACCGTTTCTAAAGGGGATCGGGAAGTAATCCGCTCATTTGTTGAAGAAAATTATCCTGGAAAATCTGTTAACTGTTTTATTAAAGATAAGATTAGAGAAGAGATTTCTTCTCTGAAATGATGAACAAGCGTTTTTACGCTTGTTTTTACAAGGAAAGGTGAGAAATGGGTTTAAAAAACTTAGAAAACGTAACTTATTTTTTGTTAAATAACGAAATTAATCGTCCAAACAATGGTGTTATTCCTCTTCATAAAGATAAAGAAGCTCTTGATGCTTTTATGAAAGAGAATGTTGAAGCTTGTTTGATGACATTTGATAGTTACGAAGAACGATTGAACTATCTAATTGAAAACAATTATATTGAAGAAGAATTTATCCGCAAATATTCAATGGATTTCATTAATGAACTTCACGAATGGATGCTAAGCCAAAAATTTGAATTTCATTCTTTCATGGGTGCTTACAAATTCTATAATCAATATGCTCTTAAGACCAACGATGGACAACATTATTTAGAAACCATTGAAGATCGTGCTTTGATGAATGCTCTTTATTTTGCAGAAGGCGATGAACAATTAGCAAGAGACTTAGCAGACGAACTAATCCATATGCGTTATCAACCTGCAACACCAACATATTTAAATGCTGGTAGGAAACGACGTGGGGAATTGGTTTCATGTTTCTTATTAGATGTTACCGATAACATGAACTCAATTGGACGTGCTATTAACTCTGCCTTGCAATTATCTCGTATTGGGGGAGGGGTAGGTATTAACCTGTCAAACCTTCGAGAAGCTGGAGCCCCTATTAAAGGTATCGAAGGAGCAGCATCAGGTGTTGTTCCTGTAATGAAACTTTTTGAGGATAGTTTCTCATATTCAAACCAGCTAGGGCAACGTAATGGTGCAGGAGCAGTGTACTTAAATGTCTTTCACCCAGACATTATTGCTTTTCTTTCAACTAAAAAAGAAAATGCTGATGAAAAAGTACGTGTGAAAACATTGTCTCTTGGGTTGACAATCCCTGATAAATTCTATGAATTAGCAAAAAATAATGCTGATATGTATCTATTTAGTCCATATTCTGTAGAAAAAGAATATGGCGTACCATTCTCTTACATTAATATTACCGAAGAGTACGATAATTTGGTTTCAAATCCAAATATTGTGAAATCTAAAATTAAAGCAAGAGAACTAGAAGAAGAAATTTCTAAACTTCAACAAGAATCAGGTTATCCTTATGTTGTTAATATTGATACTGTAAATAAGGTATCTGCATTTAACAAGAAAATTATCATGAGTAACCTATGTTCAGAAATTCTTCAACCGCAAACACCAAGCGTGTTAACTGACGCTCAAGACTATGAAGTATTAGGCACTGATATTTCTTGTAATCTAGGTTCATTAAATATGGTTAATTTAATGGATGCAGAAGATATTGGTAAGACCATTCGAACAGCAACTAGAGCTTTAACTTGGGTGTCAGATCATTCTAATATTGTGGCAGTCCCTAGCGTGAAAAATGGGAATGAAAAAGCTCACTCTATTGGTTTAGGTCTTATGGGCTTAGCTAGTTTCCTTGCAATGAATCACATTGAGTATGGTTCAAAAGAATCTTTGGATATTACTTCTACAATTTTTGAACTAATGAATTATTGGACTTTGGCTGAATCTAATTTGATTGCTAAAGAGAGAGGTGTAACCTTTGATGGATTTGAAGATTCTAAGTATGCAGATGGAACCTACTTCGATAAATATACCGATGGTCAGTTTGAAGGACGTACAGATCTTGTAGAAGAATTATTCTATGGGCAATTCCTTCCAACTGCTAAAGATTGGGAAAATTTAAAAGCAGATGTAATGAAATACGGTCTTTACTCTGAATCTCGAATGGCAGTTGCACCAAACGGGTCAATTTCTTACATTAATGATTGTTCTTCATCTATTCACCCTATTATCAATAGAATTGAAGAACGTCAAGAGAAGAAAATTGGTAAGATTTATTACCCAGCTAGAGGATTGGCTACTGATACAATTCCTTACTATAAATCTGCTTACGATACAGACATGAGAAAAGTAATTGATGTTTATGCTGCTGCAACCCAGCACGTAGATCAAGGTTTGTCTCTAACTTTATTCATTCGTTCAGAAATTCCTGAAGGATTGTACGAGTGGAAAGGTGAAAATAAGAAACAAACGACTCGTGACCTTTCTATCCTAAGAAATTACGCTTATAACAAAGGTATTAAATCAATCTACTATGTCCGCACCTTTACTGATGACGGTGGAGAAGTAGGAGCAAATCAATGTGAAAGTTGCTCTATCTAAGTAAAAAGGATAAAATACTATGGAAATTATTAAACGAAATCAAACAATCAATGAGTATAATCCAGATAAAATTTACAAAGCGATTCTATCTGCCTACAAAGAACATAAGCCTGTCTTAGAAGACAATGATTATGAACTTTGTAAAATGGTAACAACTAAGGTGGACTACGATATTAAAGACCTTGAAAATAATGGTTTACGTCGTATTCCTATTGGAGTTATTCAATCTCTTGTAGAAAATCGCTTATTGGATGCTGGATTATTTACGGTTTACGAAAATTATGTAGGCTATCGAATTCAACGAGATATTGAGCGTTATGGATATGGCGATCAATATTATGCCCGCTTTAAAGTAGGTCGCTTGTAAAATTGAAAAAAATCAACTGGCTATCCTTTTATTGGATAGTTAGTTGATTTGTTGTTTCTAAAAATTATATTAGGAGAAAAACGTGGAAACTTATTATAAAGCAATTAACTGGAATGAGATTGAAGATGCAATTGATAAATCTACCTGGGAAAAATTAACAGAACAATTTTGGCTAGACACGCGCATTCCATTATCAAACGATTTAGATGACTGGAGAAAGTTATCTACTGCAGAAAAAGATCTAGTTGGTAAAGTATTCGGTGGACTTACTCTTCTTGATACAATGCAATCCCAGTCAGGTGTAGAAGCTATTCGAAATGATGTGAGAACTCCACATGAAGAAGCGGTATTGAACAATATTCAATTCATGGAGTCTGTTCATGCCAAATCTTATTCTTCGATCTTTTCAACTTTAAATACAAAATCAGAAATTGAAGAGATTTTTGAGTGGACTAACAGCAACGAATATCTTCAAAAGAAAGCTAAAATCATTAATGAGATTTATGAGAATGGAACTCCTCTTCAAAAGAAAGTAGCTTCAACATTCTTAGAAACATTCTTGTTCTACTCAGGATTTTTCACACCGCTTTATTATTTAGGAAATAATAAACTTGCTAACGTGGCAGAGATTATTAAATTAATTATTCGTGATGAATCTGTCCACGGTACTTATATCGGTTATAAATTCCAACTTGGGTTTAACGAGTTAAGTGAAGAAGAGCAAGAAAAAATGAAAGATTGGATGTACGACTTACTTTATACATTGTATGAAAATGAAGAACTGTATACAAAATCTCTTTATGATGAAGTAGGCTGGACAGAAGAAGTGATGACTTTCTTGCGATACAATGCAAATAAAGCTTTAATGAACTTAGGTCAAGATCCTTTGTTCGCAGACTCTGCAGATGATGTAAACCCTATCGTAATGAATGGTATCTCAACAGGAACATCAAATCATGATTTCTTCTCTCAAGTAGGAAATGGCTATTTGCTAGGTGCAGTAGAAGCAATGACAGATGACGATTATAATTACGGTTTATAGCAGTTTATTGTAGTTTACAGTGATTTATAGCAGTTTATAGTGATTTATAGTAGGCAATTTGTGAGTCACATTTTTTGCGGAAAAATAAATAATAAGGTAAAATAATTACAGAAGCTTATTGTTGTGTTGCTTCCAAAAAATATCCTTTCATAACAGCTTTTTGCTGGAAAATAAAAAGGTAGCTAAATGCTACCTTTTTTGTTTATTCCATTTCGATTTCAATATCGCTGAAGATATCATCTTCGTCTTTAAGAGCTTCTGACCCCATTAAGACTTCTACCATTTCATCTCTATTTGTTACATCAAATCCTGCAGAAACAGCTAAATGTTTTGAAATCTGGTCGTCCGCTAGAGTGATTTTTCTGCTGGCGATTCCAACGGCATCACGAATATACTCTGTACCTTCTGAATTATTTGCAACTGCAGCAGTCCAGAAAAACGGAATTCTGTGAATGCTACATCTCAAAACTAACTCATTGAGAAGATCTCGACATTCACTTTCAAAAATTGCTTTTTTGTCAAATTGTTCACCAGTTAAGCCATTATTGTTTGTCATTTTAACTTTCCTTCTTCATAATCAAAGAATATCAACGAATAACTAAGAACTATTGCATTAGATTATTAAATGCATCGAAAAGATTCTCATCTTCATCTTCGTCTTCAGGAACTAAAACTGGAGCGTTAGCAATATATCCTTCTTCCTCCTCAGTTTTTGGAGTAGTGTCTTTTTCAGGTTTTACTGTTAATCCAAATTTATCTTCTAATTGTGGGGTTGGAGTAGCTTTCGCTTTCTCTTCTGAATCTAAAGAAGTAGTAGAAGTTCTTTCTTTTTCGATTGGTTTGTAATCTTCTTGATGTCTTTCATCTTTTGAGTTGGTTGTTTCAACCTTTTGATGATTGTTAACATCAGCAACATATTCTCTTTCGTTATCTCTGTTTTGTCTATCCTTTTTCCTTTTCTTTTTATTTTTTTGTTTTTTAGCTGCTGTAGAAGGATATTCTTCTTTCTGAGTGAACTCAGTTTTTTCTTGTTTTTCCTGGTCTCCTGGATTTTTAGTTCCATGAGCTTTTTTATTTTCTTTTGGAATAAGCTCATATTCTTTTCGTGGCTTTTGAGAAACTGTTAATACTTCTAGATTAACTAAATCCTCAACGTCTGCCAATTTGATCATTCGAGTATCTGTTTTATTTAAAGCTTCGTTTCGGAAGAACACTCCCAACTGAGGAGTTGTAAAGCTTCCTCTAATTAATGCTTTAAGAAATGCTGTTCTCAATCGAGGTTTTACATTCTCTTTAAGAAATTTAACAGATTCAGGGTCAGTAATATCCATAGCTAAATGGATACTTCTTCGCTTCATCGAAAAGTCATATGTTAGACTTTTCGGGATGTGAAAGTGTACATATTCTCCCCTAACATAGTATTTTAAGGCTGTTTTGATTAACGATGTTAATCTAATTCCATAAGCGCTTAAAGCATACAAGTCAGGGTCAAATGTTTTGTAAATTTTGATCTCGACTTTCATTTATTATTATACCTTATTTCCTTAATTTACTCAATTTTTCCTTGCGTTTTTACAACTATTGGTTTTATTTGTCACTTTGTGGTTTAGCTTTGGAATTTTTTTGGTATAGATACATGTAGTATCCACGAGCGTTTGCAAAGTCAAAAGGTAAGGTTTCATCGTTTTGATTCCCGTTAATAAATTTAAGTCCTTCGATTTGAGACAGCTTTTCTTTAATTAGCTTTTCCCATGCATAACCTGTACCCCCAGTAATGACAATATAATCATAAACTGAGAAATCTTGTGTTTCGGCTAAGCGGTTAATCATAGCTTCAAACATCAGGTTACTTTGTTCTTCTAAGATTTCTCCAAAAGGAACGTTTTTACTTGAGAATTTACCATCTTTTTGAGTAAATGTCCCAGTTTCTAGACATTTTTGAATTGCTACTGGAGAAATAACAGTGCCATATCTTTCTTCAATAACTTCAATAGTCTTTTCTAGCACGCGCCTCATTGAGAAATCATCAAATGTCTTTTTAGCAACAACACGGTTGTTAGAAATTTCAAAGGTATCCCACGTGCCGTGTCCCCCGTCAAGAATAAGAATGCTTGAGTTGAGGTATTTTTTAGCTTCAGGGATAAATTTATGGTCACTGTTAATAGAGATAGACATAAGCGTCCCCATTGGCTGTTCCATCACATCTACGTCATCAGGAGAAATATCTAAATGGAATTCTTTTGGTTGCCCGTTGCCGACACTCAAAGAAAAGTTGTGTTTCCCTACAAATGCTTCTTTGAGGGCGTGGCGATCTTGTCGTAAATAATTAGAAGGAAGTCCCGTTTGGATTTTTAAAGGTAGGTCTCCAATAGCTCCATATTCGTTTTCTGTGATGGCTAAACCTAACGCAACGTCGATTAAAACTGCAAACATTGGTGTGTCATAGCGCTCACGTTGGTATAAGCTTCCGTCAGAGTAGCTAGTGCTGGATTGATGGATTGAGTTTTGAGCCGATGCCCCAACAATCCAGCGTTCTTTAGTATCTAAGTTTTGATACTTGATGTGTTCAGGGCTTAAAGTGCCGATTTCTTCCGAATAGTCTTTTTCAGCAAAACTAGGAAATTGAATATCTGCATTAGGTCCAAAGACTTTTACTGAAGAATAACCGATATCAATTCCGACTTCCCATGCATTTTGTGTATGTCCATTCGGACGAGCGATAAATCCAGTCTTTACTCGAAAATCTTTTGTATTAATAGCCATTTTTATTTTTATTACCTTTCTTAATATTAGTGATTATTATCTTTTTGGAAAAAAGCTAACAACTTTCCTTTAACTACATTTGAAATATCTTTAATTTTAATAGTCCCAATTTTACGACTGTCATAAGAATTGTTTCTATTATCCCCTAAGACAAAAACTTCTCCTTTTTTTACAGTTATAGGTAAGGAGGCAAGCCCAGAGTCTTTCATTTTATCAAACTTATCAATGACTTTTTCGTCATTTCGATAAAGATATCCATTCTTAACTTGTACAGTATCGCCTTCCACAGCTACAACTCGTTTGATCAGTTTATGACTTTTACCATCTTCGCCTGCTGGAGTCCCTTTTAATTTATCAGGGTCAACTTTGAATACAACGACATCATCTAGTTTTATGTTTGACGTGTCACTAGTAGTACGAACCAGTTCGTTAGGTGTATAAGTTGGAAACATTGACATCCCGCTAACACGAACGACATTCAGTGCTTTTGAAACCGCAAAAATACTTAAACAAATAATGATGGTTAAAGAATATTCATTGAGAATGAACCTTTTCCAACCTGTTATTTTTTTCTTGTTTTGTTCCATTTTTATATCACCTTATGGATAGTTCTATTATTGACAATCCCTAAATAAATTTTATCTTTCTCCATGTCATGCCACAAAACGATAACATCAATTTGACCAATTGAAAATTTATAATCGGTTAAGTCGGTTTCTTCAAATAGAATATTTTTAGCGTATTCTTTTTCCAATACTCCAATAATCTTTTCAGCTTCCTGTGCATTTAATCCGTTTTTACATTGATGTTCCCCGTCTAAAAATCCAAGCTCATGTTCTTCGTCGTATTTCCAATATTTAGGGCAAGCAAAGAACACGTTTTTTTTGCTACCAATCCCTTGAACCATTTCCAGATGGTCATCTTCGGTTTCACCATCTTTATTTTTTTTCTTATGTCCATTATTACACATAAAATAAAATCTAGAGTCTCCATTCCAGAAGTTATCCACTTTCATAAAGCTATTCCTTTCTTTTTATGGACATCTACGTAGTCCATTTTTTTATCTATAATTTTAGTATGCCATAAAAACTCAAAAAAAAAGATTTTTTTCGTTTTTTTTCTTTTTTTTTAACAAAATATGGCATACTATAGATATCAGCGGAAAAACAAAAAAACGTTGTAAAAAAAATAAAGATTTTGTTCAATTCATGAACAAGGAGGAAAAATTTATGTCAGAACAGGCAAAAAATGTAACAAATAAGGTTTTTGTTAGAGGTCGTCTTGTTGGTTTTGGGACTGATTATTTAGGACGAAGAGAGATGTATATCGCAATTCGTGGACAATATCAAGAGCGTCCAATCAACGCCGCCTTTACTTACCGTCCTAACGAATTAGATCCTAGCATTCGCAGAGAAGACTATCTAGACATTGAAGCTACTATTAACGGAAGCAATCGTACTTCTAGAACAACTGGAGAGCGATTCCATACTCAATACTTTGTAGCAGATAGTATTAAACCAGCAAAAACTGAAATTCAAGAAGTTTTTGGGTACAATGGAGGTTTCAGTTACAATAGACCTCAATTTCGTGCTTACTACGAAGGTGAAGTTGTTGAAGTTGTCAAAACTAAAGGTTTTGTAACCAATACAAATAATCGCAGAATCGAAGTTACTTACTACAACCTCTATGTAAAAGTACCAAGTGAAGTGCCAGGTCGTGCTTACGAAATCATTTTAGCTCAATATACAAGTCGTATGCGTGTATCGGATAATGAACTATTCCCTGGTGATAAAGTAGCAATTGTTGCTAATTTGGTTACTAAGAGAAAGACAGGTCGTAACGGTGAGCCATATATGGCAAGCAATCTTATTGTAGATGATTTGTTTATTGTTTCAAGAAGTAATAATGCTCCTGTAGAATCTGTAGAAAATGACGAAGCTAATTCCGTAGAGCCTGATACTAATAAAGTTCAAGAAGAAACTGAACAAAGTGCAGAGAGTGTTGTTAAAGAAGAATCTTCACAAGAAGAACAAGAACCTACAAAAGGTTTAAAAGCAACCAATGAAAGTGATAAAAAAGAAACTCCAGTAAATGGAGATGAATTCTTTGAAGAAACATCTGAAAAAGATGAAGTTGAAGAAACTAAAAAAGAAGTTAAAATCGAAATGACTGAAGAAGAAGAGGAAACCCCAGAAGGCGAGTTTGCCAGTGGAAATGACTTATTCTAAAGGTGTCTAAAAGAAAAAAAGGTATTAGAAATAATACCTTTTTCTATTGTTTTTCACTACCATTTGTGGTATAATATAACCATAATATAATTAATAATAAGAGGAAACTATTAAATGAA